GCTTGCGCCTGTAACTGCCATAATTTTTTAATTTAAAGTTTAATTATTTCTTTTTTCTAATTTTGAATTTGAAATCACTTGAGTCTTCGCCTAACACTTTAACTTTCATACCACCCACGTTTGCCTCACTGTGAGTGCCACGAGCTCCTACGTTAATGTTCTTACCTTTAGCTACAGTATCTTTGATTGCATCTGCTTTTCCTTGCTCATAAAAATGTTGAGCAACAGCATCAGCATTCATTGCTGTAAATAAAGACTTGTGATAACCTTTAGCGTCATTCATCTGATTGTTTTTATCCAAAAACTTTTGCACAAAATTATTCAGGTCGCTCTGGTTTGTCTTAACATCATCTACGTTCTTAACATTAAACCTGTACTTCTTATCTCCGACACTGTAGTCAAAACCTTTGAACTTGTCGTTGAATAGATTATCAGTTTTCTGTTGAAAAACTTGCTTGTTAGTCTCTGTTAGCTTATTAGTCTCTTCAGATTCCTTATTGTAACGATCGAAGAAGTTAACAGCTTTCTGTTGCTCTTCAGTGAGCTTACTTCCAGCTTTAATCTCTTCATAGTATTTAGACTTTTGCCCGTCTAAGTAGGCTTTCGCTTCAGCAACTTGCTCTTTTAAAGCGATTTTCTTTGATCTTATTGTACGCTCATCATCCATGTCCTCGTCAAAACCATATTTATCTTCCAATAAAAAGTTTCTTTCCTCAGCAGATAGATGAGATTTAGTTTTCCTATAGTATTCGTCTAACACCTCAGAGTCATCTAACTTAGTTAGATCTCTATTTAAGTTTACGTAGTCGTTTAAATCTCCACCAGTGTCTTCCATGAAATCGACTAACTTCTGGATATTCTCTGGTAGTGGTTTCCCAGTAGCCTCTGCTTCTGCTATAACCTCTTCGATTTGCTCTTCAACCTGTTCAACCTCTTCTTCAGTTACCTCTTCTAATACTGGTAACTCTGCTTCTTGTATTTCTCCTTGCGGCTGTACCTCTTCTTGTTCTTGTGAGGTTCCGGGGTCTTCATCGCTTCCCACCACTCCTGCTGGGTCAGCTTCTGTTTCTGTAGTTTCATTGGTTAGTGGTTTACTTAAGTCTATCTTAATAACACTGTCATCTCCAGCGCTTTCAAATTTTGTTTCGTCAATTGTGTTTTCGACGACTTGTTCTGTAGTCTCTTCAACTACGTTGTCTAATTCTTCTGCCATAATAAAATATTATAAAATTAAAAAATAAGGTGTATTAGAATTGATCTAATCCTGCTCCACCTCCAACTATATCATTACCTGATGATTCAAACTTTTTAAGTGAATTACCCTGGTTTTTTCTATCTGCTAAATCTTTTTGATGCTGAGCTTGTCTATCTACTCTAGAATCTTTCCTATCCTCTTTCATAGCTCCTTGCTTATCCTTCAGCTCTCTTTCTCCAGATTGTAATCTAGAGTTTAACTCAAACTCTAACTGCATTAACTCCTTTTTAACTTGAGCTTCTTGCTGCAAGTATTGAATCTTTAATTGAGTTTTAGTTTGTTCTAACTGAGCATCAGACTGTGTCTTTGCTTGGTTCTTTTGGACTTCTGCTTGAGCCGCTGCTTGTTGAGCTTGTTGGTTAGCTTGAGATTGAGCTTGGATATTCTGCTGCTGCATTGCTTGGTCTCTCTCAAGTTTCTTCTTCCTTTTTATTTTAAGAAGTTGGTTAGCTAACTTAATATTTCTAACATCTCGCAAATCAATCGCATCGTCTAGATCTATCAACTGTTGAGACAAAGCTATTTGTATGTTATTCTCAAGCATCTGTTTCTCCTCTTCGTCTGGCATTAACTCTATGAATATACCAAAGTCATATAAGTGTAATTGACTCATCTCTTCTAGAGTAGCTACGTTGTGAGCTCCTATACTTTGTATAAATGCTTCTTTAGTCGGGGAATATTCTATAATGTCTGAGATCCTAAGTGATAACGCCTCTGCAGATTCAGAAGCTAGAAGCAACATGGATTGTAATATATGTCTAGTAGCTGTATTAGAATTAGCAGCTGCTAGTTTCTGTATACCGACTAAAGCGTTCTTATCTGGTGTTGATGCATCTCTAGCTTCATTAAGCCCAGTAACATCACGTATCATCTGTAAGTAGTAATTGTAAGTCTGTATTAGACTCTGCATCTTATTACTACCTGATCCATTTTGTATTTGCTGAATTGGTACTTTACCAGGATTCATATCTCCTTCAGAAGTGAAGCTTCTACCAATAACAGAACCTGTTTGGAAGAACATGTTTAAAGCTTCTTGAGGAGAATAATTCGTACCATTACCTAAGTCAATCTCAGCTAAACCGTCAGCATCTAAATAAACTCCATCTGGTACCATACGTGATAATACCTGTTGAAGTTTTAAATGAGTCAACTGAATCATGTCAGCAAATCCAGTTATTCTACTAACTATAGACTCTATCTTACCGTTATACATTCTAGGCGCAACGATACTATAATTCATTTTAACTTTATCAAAGTTAGATTTAGACCTAAGCATATTCTTAGCCATCTCCCACTTTAATAGTTTGTCAGTACCCAATACTAACACACCTTCATATAGACACTCCATAACTCTTTCAAGCTTAGAAAAGTTTCCGTCCATATCTGCTGGTGGGTTGAAGGTATCGTCCTTCTCTATAACTTTAGTAGCACCTGATCCAGTTTCTTTTACCTTGTAAGTGTTATTCTTATGTGTCTTATAATTAAAGTATAATACACTTATCTTATTTTTATCACCGTTATATTTATCAACCAGTCTAGCAGTAGTGTTACTAGAGCCCTCCACTATGTCATAAATCTCAGATTCAGAAAGGTTAGGGAACTCCTTAACTAATTCATTAATTGGAATCTGCTTAACCTCTCCAACATAGTATATATCCTCAAAATAAGGAGACTCAGTATATGAATAAACTAAATTAGCCGGATCTACATACTGTATTTTAGCACCATCACTCCAGTCGAACGTAGTCTTAGTCGCACCAATACCTATAGTTGTTAAATCGTATAATGCTCTCTTTTTAATGAGATCAAACTTACTACCTTCCATTAGTACGTTAATAGCTTGCTCCTCAGCTAACTCTACAGCTTGTTTATAATTTAACTGCATGTGAAGAGCTAGCTCCTCTTCAGTGTCTGGTAGCGTTTCTTTTTGGTTCTCATAAATGTCCATACCAAAACCTTCTTGGACCATATCATTATACTCTTTAGATCTAATATCTTTAAGCATCGACTCCATGTACTCAGTTCTTTTGCTAACACCGTACGAGTCTTGAGAATATGCTTTAACGTCGTAAGCTCTCTGAGACATACCATTAACTACAATATCAACAAACTTAGGTACAATAGGTACGGGTTTCCAATCTAGGTTTAAGTAGCTTAAGTCACCATTTATAGATAACTCATTTTTATATTTCTGTATAGGTTGTTCACCCCTCGCGTATAAACGTAGTTTGTGGAAATTGTTAATGTTACCACTGTACTTAGAAGTAGCACCGGAGAACCATTCATGCTCAATAGCTCTTGCCACTTTTAACCCGTACTCTTGGGTCATCTTTTCTAAATCACTAACTGCTTGTGAGGGGAAGTTGTATACAACAGACTCTGCCATAATTTACTTTTTTATTATTGTTGAATTAAATCCGGTGTTAGTATATCTAGATACACTTATACCTAATGGTTGTTTTTTTACTTCAGGGTTTGGTCGGTACATGTGTCTATTACAAGCCATAATGGCTAAACCAGAACTTATAGCAGCATCATACTTAGTTCTTTTGTTTATGTTAAATTTACTCCAGTCACTTAATGTTTCATTGAAATATACAGTACCATAGGTACCATCTTCTAAATGACCAACGTGATCATTGATGTACATTTCTATAGCCGCAGCATGAGCTTGCTTTATGTCCTCACTAGAGTTAGGCATACCACCCACCTCTCTTTCAGTTACAGATAACTTGTTCCAAGCTTTGTCAGGACGATTCATACTGAAACCTCTATAACCTCTTCTACGTAAATAGTACAATAGACGAGGTTTATTGTTCTCTGCTAATATAGGCATCCCATAAAATACTAATGCCATTAGAACGTCCTCAAAGAAGATCTCAGCAGTTTGAGGTCTAGCCACATATTCTAAAAAGAATGTGTTAGCTGGAGCATCTTCCATACTGAACTTAGTTAATCCATGTAACGCTCCTTTAGAGCCTTTACCATCAACAGTACCACTAATGTCGTAGCTGTCACAACCAAACGCACCAACGTGCTCGTTTCCAGGGTATTTAACTCCATTCTTTAGTATAACATTATTTTGCATTCCTCTATTAGGAACCCAACTTACTTTGAATCTACCATTTGGATCTGGGTTAAAGGTAACTCTAGTATCCTTAACTCCATTCTCCCATTGGAAATTCCCAGTGGTTAACACTGAGGAGTTTCTATTTCCTTCGTTGTAATCTATTTGTTCATATATCTTTATAAGATTAAACAAACTATTCTTTGTCTCATCTCTAAATGCGTGCTCTTCTGTTCTTGGGAACTGTCTGTAGAATTCGTTTAATCCGTCTTGATCATCTCTCAGACCATCGGCTTCATTCTCCCAGTAATCTACAACCCCTATATCTATTAATTCACCGTGTGGTCCGTGAACATCATCACTTGGACTATCAAAGACTGGAACTCCGAACTGGTCAATAAATCCTTCATAGTTCCATTCCATTGGGATAAACAAAGAATATAAACCAGACTTTGTTTGTCCATTCCTATT